ATTTATTACTACAGGAACATTTGCATTTTGATACTTAATATAGATGGTGATCTAAAAATTAATTGACTTTTGTATTTAGATGTGTTATAATCTTATTTTTATTGGAGATTATAATGGCAAATAAATACACAGCTTATACATATATTACAGAAACAGAAGCCCAATGTTGTGTTTGTAAAAAAATAAAACCTCATGCAGAGTTTTATATTGATAAGAAAAATAAATATAGAAAAACTATTTCTTATGCGTGCAAAGAGTGCACTAAAGAAAAGTCTCGGTCTTATCATAATAAACGCATGTTATATGATACTGAATATAAGTTAGCTAAAAAAAGTGCTTACTTAAAAAATGAATATGGATTAACTCTTTCCCAATATATAGAAAAATTACAAGCACAAAAATATTGTGCTATATGTGGAGTGGAACTCTTCACAAATGATCCTAATTCCCATTTGGATCATTGTCATAAGACAGGTAAACTTAGAGATTTTCTATGTGGAAATTGTAATCGTGGTATTGGATCTTTTAAAGATAATATACAATCTTTAGAAAAAGCAATTCAATATCTAAAATCCCATAATGAACATGAGAATTCATAGAAAGGAGTTCATCGATGATCGCTAACATCGATGGTTAGGTGACTTAATCGCCTTTCGTTGTGCAGCTAGTGTAGGTGATCTGGGTGAGGAGGAAATAGCAATCCTCCGTACTGATAAGTTAATGCGAGATCTTCTTTATAATACAGATAGTGAATCCTATCGTTGTTTTATATCTGGTAGGGGTAACTTTCGTAAGATTATTAATCCCGATTATAAAGCTAATCGTAAAGATAAACCACCTCCAAAATGGTTACAAGCTTGTCGAGAATATCTAACAACAGAATGGAATGCTATTCTTTGTACTGGACGAGAAGCTGATGATGATTTAGGAATTAATCAAACAGATGATAGTATCTGTGTAAGTTTGGATAAAGATCTTCGTATGATTCCGGGTTGGCATTTCAACTGGTTACAAAATGAGAAGTCTTATGTAACTCCATTAGGTGGTATTCAACATTTCTATAAGCAAATGCTTATTGGAGATAAGACAGATAATATCTTTGGTGTTACTGGTATTGGCCCAGTTAAAGCTAGTAAACTAATTGAACCACTGGAAACAGAACAAGAGATGCTAGACATTGTATTAGGACTTTACGATAATGATTGTAAACGATTCCTAATGAATGCTAATTGTCTGTGGATTATGCAAAAGGAAAATGAAGTATGGCAACAGCGCGTAGATCTCTCGATTTTACCAGACCAATTAAAACAAGAATTGGAAATGACTGTAGATTCTATGAGATCTTTAATGGAAGGTATATCAATGGGGCTTGGTATGAAGAGTCCGACGACGTGTGGTATCCTCAACAATGGGGAATTGATGGTAGAGTCTCCCCCGATACTAGAGATGACTTAGATTTAATTAATGCGAAAAAAGAAACAACCGAATTATAAAAGTAGGTTTGAAGTAGCAGTTGCAGAAGTACTAGGAGATAAAGCTGAGTATGAACCAGATAAGTTAAAGTTCATACAACCTGCTAAGAATCGTAATTATTGTCCTGATTTTAAGATTGGGCCTAATACGTATATTGAAGCTAAAGGTAAATTTACCTATGAAGACATGGATAAAATGTTATGGGTAAAAGAACAGCATCCTGACAAGCAATTCTATATGTTATTTATGAATGCTAATAATAAGATTCGTAAAGGAAGTCCTACTACCTATGGTGAGTGGGCAACAAAGAAAGGATTTATATGGGCAGATTGGAGAACGGAGAAGATACCAGCAAAATGGTTAGAGTCCGATTCAAATACTCAAATGGACACTATGAAATCCGAGAGTTCAAAACATGGGACGAAGCAGTCCGATTCGGATGGAATGAAGGAGACAACTGTGTTAACTGGGAACAATTAAATAAATGATACATGCAGTATTGCCCGATGTACAAGCTAAACCCGGACAGGACTTTAGTTTTCTAACTGCTGTTGGTGAGTATCTAGTAGAGAAGAAACCAGATCGTTGGATTTGTATTGGTGACTTTGCAGACATGCCTAGTCTTAGTTCCTACGATGTGGGTAAGAAGTCCTTTGAAGGCCGTAGATATCAGTCTGATATCGTTGCAGCTAATGAAGCAATGAATGCCCTTCTTAATCCACTACGTAAGTATAATACCCGTGCTTTTGTTAATAAGAAGAAACAGTATCATCCAGATCTTCTTATGTTCTTAGGTAATCATGAGCATCGTATTGAACGTGTAATAGAGAATGATCCAAAACTTGATGGTACTATTAGTACAGATCAACTACCATATCAAGATTGGAAAGTATATCCCTATCAAACTGTGGAGATTGTAGATGGCATTGCCTATAGTCATGTGTTTACTACTGGTGTTATGGGCCGTCCTGTTACCTCGGCTCGTGCTTTGGTTACTAAAAAGCATATGAGTTGTATCCAAGGTCACAACCAGAAGATGGAAATCTATAATGAATATAAAGCAGATGGATCACTTATCACAGGACTCTTTGCAGGATGCTGCTACATGCATGACGAAGACTATCTGGGCCCACAAGGAAACAATTATTTCCGAGGAATCCACATGCTCTACGATGTTAAAGACGGTGGATTTCACGTCCATTCCATCACCTTGGATTACTTACTTAAACGACGTGAACGAAAGCGAATTAATGGAGATATGGTATGAGTATAACCAAACAAGTATGGCCCCTAGTTGTTAAGGATATGTTAGAACGTAATGAAGAGGGTGCTGTTAAGTACAATCGTTATCTTCAAACAGATTGTCCAGACAACATGCTTCAACATGCCTACGAAGAGGCACTAGATCTCTGTGTATATCTTAAAACACAGATTGAGAAACAGAAACAAAATGCTGAGAAGCAACAAGAATTACAGAAAGAAAAACTAACCAATGAATTTAAACGATTACAACAAATGGACGGACACAACTGCAATTTATCCAGATGCCGGCAAGAAGACCTTCAACGAGACCCTGTATTTAGTCCTTGGCTTATCCTCTGAAGCAGGAGAAGTAGCTGGTAAACTAAAGAAGATTGTACGTGGGGATAAGATTGATCCAGAAACATATGTCTCAGAATTAAGTGATGTTCTTTGGTATCTATCCCGTGCGGCCAGTGCGGTAGGACTTTCGCTAGAAGATCTAGCAGACTATAACTACTCTAAACTAGAAAGTCGTAAGACTGCGGGAACTATTCAAGGAGAAGATCAGAAAGATGGAAGTCGAATTACTACAAATCACACCTAATGCTGAAGAATTTATTGGCAAGTGTGCTTCTATCTGCTATGATTCAAGTACTGATAGCGGAGCGTGCGTCAAGCGCGCTGCCGCTTGTGTCTCGAAGGGCCATCTTGCAACCTTACGCTTTGCCCACGCAACGTTTAAAGTAAGTGGTATTAGTAGAGCATGTAGTCATCAGTTTGTACGTAGTAAACATCTAGATTTCTTACAACGATCCCAACGATATTGTAATGAATTGGAGGTAGACTTTATTAATCCAGATGGTTATGATTTATTTGATCATCATTATCAATATTGTTTATCAACCTATAGAACTCTGTTAGAGATGGGATATAAGAAAGAAGATGCTCGTTTCGTATTACCGGAAGCTACTTGTACTGAACTTATTGTCACGGGTAACTTACAAGCATGGATTGATTTCATTCGACTACGATCAGGTAAAGAAGTCCAATGGGAAATTAGGAATGTAGCAATAGGAATTAATAATATCCTTAGCAAAGAATGTCCTAATATTTTTAAGGAAATTATACAATGAGTGTTCTATTAACTACTCTTCTTTCTGCACTGTTACCGGTCGGAGTGGAAGGACTTAAACAAGTAATTACCACTAAGATGGGTGGTGTTAAACCTACTACGATTGAAGAACAACTCCAGATAGATGATTCCGAAATTAAGAAACTACAAGCCGTGGCTGCTCTTGATAATCCGGGAGGTACTCCTAGTCAGTGGGTTATTGATCTACGTGCTAGTTCTCGGTATATCGCTGCTGGTATTGTTATAGTTAGTGGTGCTGCTTGTTTGTTTATTCCTACTGTGGATATGGAAGTTAAAGCATTAGGATTTGAAGCAGCTAACATTGCTTTCGGATTTTTATTTGGTTCTAGAATTACAACTGGGTTTTTTAAGAAGTGACAACATTAAACGAATATAAAAAAGATCTAATCGAGAAAGAGGAGATTGAATTAATTGATCTCCTTGAGATTACATCCTATGATATTGTAGAACGATTCGATGATCGAGTTGAGGAACAATGGGAAGAGGAAGAAGAGGATGACGAACTCGAAGAAGATCTTGACGAATAGGCAGTATGAACGAGACATGGAAGAGGGTAAACTTCCATATAAGAAACGTCGTATAGAAGA